ATCGAGATCACGGCGCACGGTTGGTTGGTGTGTTTGGCGGATTCGACCCAGAAGACCACGGCGATCTGTTCGGGGTTCACGGCGATGGTGCCGACGTCCTCGCCGGTGTGAACGTTGTCGATGCGAATGAGGTTCATGCCACCATTCCGGTCGCGTGAAGGCTCACCAGATCACGCCCCGCGTCGCACGTCGTGGTGTAACTCGGAGTGAGATAGGCACGAGATCCGCTCGAGTGCGTCCCGGTGCCTCTCGATCTCCTCGAGGCAACGTTGGAACAGTTCGCACGTCGAGCAGTCACCGTCACACGGGCAGGCTCTGATCCTGACTTCAATCCGCTCCCTGACGTCCATCGCGTTCATGTCTGTCCTTGACGATTCCTAGGGTTGCGTTCGCGTGAATCCTGATCTGGTCGGACCGGTAATGCCTGACTTTGCCACCGTCACAGAGTACGACGCACCACAGGTCGTTCTCGAGCGGTCCTCCGTCGGTGACGTAGATCGCGTATCCTTCTCGGTTGACTTCAACCACGACCGGGATCGGTCTCGAGAACTCCATCACGTCGCGCCGCCTTTGAATGGTACCAACTCGTTCATCTTGACCCGTCGCTCCTCGCAACCGCACTTGCCGCCGGTGATCTTCTTCACGGCGGAGGCTACATAGGTCACTTGAAGGACCTTGTGCACGACGTCGCCCGCACCCCGTGGCGGTCCGGAGTAAGACTCGCAACGAGCACAGCAGGTTTTAGCGGGGGTTCCGTTGCACAGTCCGAGCGTGCATCGGCGTCCGTTAAGGTGAGTGCAACTCATGAGAAGGTCGCATACCCCGCATCATACGCGAAGACCGGAGGAAAACCAATGGAAAAGGCTGAGAACGTGAATATGTTACCAGCATTGCACGGGTCCGAGTTGGGCACCATCGGCCCATAGGGGATCTCTTGAAACGTTGCCCAGTCATTGCGGATGACGTAATCAAAGGTCTCGGTGAAGTCTGGACACGAATTGGGATCAAGTTGAGCAGGGTTTGGCCTCAACTCTATGACCGCCGAACCTCCCCCGTAGAACAACCAATTCGATGTGACGGTGATCCGAACGAGCCAACCATCTAAACTCCCCACGAGGTTGTTACGAATCACTTCCGCCCGCACCAAAAGGCTTATGGGCGAGATGAATTGTGAAGTACCCGGCCCGCATTGAGTTTCCGACCAGCAACACCTCTCTATGTCGTAAGTGAGATTCAACTCACCTTCCCAACGGCAAAACGGAACCCCGGTGGTCGAAGTGGCCACTTGAACGAGTTGGAACGTAAGTGGTCCTAAGACTTCGTCTATCTTGAAGTAACTGCAACCGTACGCGTTACCATAAGGCCACTCCCAAGGTGCGCACGGACTGTAGTTAGGGTCCGAGTTGTAAGGTTCAGTCTCGCAAGAGCCGATCGTGGCATTCTGGCAGGGATCTGGGTACCCGGGATTAGGGAACGGACAACAAGTGGCCAAGAACTCGACGGAACCATGCCACGTCATGGTGAGGTTTTGGGTGCAAGACCCGCAACCGGAAAGGCAATCGCAACAGATCCGGTGGTTACTCATCGTCCATCATACCTAAAACGGCACCGACCCGTTTCCGGGTCGACGCCGCGTGCGAAAGGAGTGCTCGAGAAACGGGGCGAGTCCGGTGGAGGTGTGAGGTGGTACCGGACCCGCCCCGGAGCGAAGTGGTGGCTCTCCACTTTACTCTACTCCGCGAGGGGAGACACCCCTATTTCGGACGAGGTCAAGACTCGTCAGACTCCACGTATGAGAGGTGTGGACTCGATCATCAACCCGGCTGTCGAGGAGACCGTTTCCGAGTACCAGAAGTGGGCTCAACTCCTATGGCACGACAAGGAACCCGACCTCGAGGCCATGCAGGAACGCATGGTACAGGTCCTCATGGCTTCCTTCATGGCAGGTCTGAGTACGGCCAAGGATGAGGACGCCGTCCTGTCGGTGGACCGGCACGTAGATCTCGTCGGACCGGTGTTCTCCGAGGCGGTCTCCGCCCTCGCCAAGAAGAACCCGGTGCTGAGGGTGCTCAGCCCCAAGGGTCTCTCCGAGCAACTCCGCCAGACCGCTTGGTACGTCTCCGGGGTGATGAGCGGCAGGATACTCGAGCGGATTCGGAAGAAGTTGATCCAAGCCCGGGTCGAAGGCCACGGTCGCGACTGGTTCACTCAGGAAGTGATCAAGGACGCAGAGACGACTGCCGCCCACATTGAGACCGTGTTCCGCACCAACGCCGCCAGTGCGGCGGGTGCCGGTCGGTGGAAGCAGTACAACGACCCGGACGTCGCGGACCTGTTCTTCGGGTACCGGTACCTGTCGCAGGGAGACCACCGGTCCCGCCCGCTGCACAAGGCGATGAATGGGTTCGTGGCGTCCAAGGACGATCCGATCTGGAAGTTGATCTGGGTTCCCAATGGGTACAACTGCCGGTGCAAGATCCGCCCGGTCCGGAAGGCAGACGCCATCAAGTTCGGCCTGATCAGCAAGGACGGGAACCCCATACAAACCCGCATTTATGCGAACGACTTCCAAAGGACGGTCGTAGCAGCGGCGGAAGGTGGCGGTGCCGTGGAAGCCGACGGGGAAATGCGTACGTTCCCCGACGAGGGATTCCGAGGCAACGCCATGATGGACCTGATATGAGCAAGACCACGTTGGAACCGATCGACGGAAGCCGTTCCCGCCTCACCGGGGAGACGGCTGTCGCCGTCGAGGCCCCCGCCCCCCGCAAGACCGCCAAGACCAAGAAGGACGTTCCGTCGGAAGCCGACGCGGAACTCGCCGCCGCCTTCGAGGTCCCGATCGGGACTGTGATCGATCGTGGCGAGAAGACCGTCAAGGAGAACCTCGAGATGCTGGTTGAGCGGATCAACAAGATCAAGGCCAACCGCGTCGAGTGGGACAACCTGAGTCACGTTCAGCGGGTGATGTTGAGCGGTGCCCTGTACGCCGCGAGGGAGGCCCTCGGTGAGAAGGACAACGGCGTCGCAGTCTCGTTCGCGCGTTTCCTCGGCATCACTTTCAAGTGATCCGATCTTCGAAGACCTCGTGATTTCTTGGGTCCTGTCCGGATGGTCTCCGGAGGACGCCGCCCGCTTCGCCTTGAAGGAGTATCTCGGTGCCAGACATGCCAAGCAAGATCCCCGTTCAGGGCGGAAAGCCGATGTCGGTCAGCCAGACCGTCAACCAGTGGGCGGAACACCTCGTGGAGCAGGCCAAGGGCAAGGCCGCAAAGAAGATCGGCGTCGACAAGCCGGTGGAAGGCCAGACCATCGGTCAGGCCTTCGGATCGGCGGTAAAGGCCGGGACCGACGACGACCTGCTCGACTCCCTCGCTGATCAGGACCTCGGTCCGCTCGAGGAAATGGGCAGCGACAAGATGCTCAATCGGCCCATGCCCCGCACGGATCGGCACGCTTACGGTGAGAGTCCTCGTGAGGACGACGACGACGTCGTGTCCGACTTCTTCTTCACCCAGAGTGATAAGGAAGCCCAGAGCCGTCGTGCTTCCGGCAAGCGTGCTCAGGGCAAGACCCAGCAGAGGGTCGACCCCACGTCCACGGCTAAGTTCCGGGAACTCGAGCGGGTCGCGTACTCCACCCGGTCCTTCCAGATCAACCGGTACGTGGCCCCTCCCGGCATGGAGAACGTGGTCAAGCGTCTCAAGGGAAAGAAGGACGTCGAGAACCCCTACGCGGTCGCGTGGAGTATGTACGATCGCGACAAGCACACGCAGGACCGGTCTATCGGTGGTCTGACCCGGATCGGCGTCCTCGAGGGTGCCCTTCAGCGGTCCCTCCGCGTCCTCGACGCCGTCAGCGACGGGCACTACGGGGTTGACAAGACGGTGATCGAACGTTTGCACGACGACGCTCTCGAGGACCTCGACCGGTCTTTCGAACGGGACGACCCCCTGAAGGAGGCGTGGAAGCACGTCGTGAGTCAGGCTCGCCTCGACGCCCTCAAGTCCGTCAGCCGCCACTCCGAACAAGGCCCCGCCGCGGTCGCTTCGATCGAGGACCGCGAGCCGGAGTTTCCGCGGGACGTGATGCTTGCGGAAATGACCGGCAAGGGTAAGGGCGTCAAGAAGAAGACCGAAGACTACCGAGCCTCATGGCTCTCGAGGAAATGATGGGCGGATTCCTTATGAAGAACGACGACCAAGACTTTTATTCTGAACTCGACGGACTCGACCGTCGTCTCGGGTATGCAACCCCGGACGAACGCCGCCGCAGGTTCCTCACCGAGCAGGTCGCGGGCAGCGAAGAAGGCAAGGCCAACGTCGCCAAGTTGAGTGGTGAAAACTTATCCAAGTGAGCCGTCGCTCGTTCGCGAGGGCGTCGAGAAGCGATTCAAGAAGTCCTGATGCCTGCGGGTACCGGCTACGTCGTCGGCGTCGGGCGTTCATCCTCCCAGAGGGTGAAGTCGTTCGGCTCGTTCAGCCTGACCAACGTTGGGAAGTTCGTGAACTTGGCCAGCGTCGAATCCGGCTTGTCGTGCGGTGCCTTTCTGGTGTTTGAAGATGGTTCTGCCGCCGCTTTGGCTGTGGCTCATCAAGACGACGCCCCGGCGGACGCGGACTACACCAACACAATTCAACTCGATCTCGGTGGGTCGATTTACCTGCACAACGTCAACCCCAACAAGGTGTGGGTGGCCCGCACCGCCACGGGCACCACGACCGTTCGATACGTGATTTACGTATGAGGTTAAAATGACTGCCAACGCAGGATACGTCGTAGGTACGGGTTCATCCTCGTCGCAGAGGGTGAAGAAGATCGGCTCCAAGGCTTCGATTGCGGCCACTTACGTTCAACTGGAGAACGATTCCTTCGCGTGTGGGGTGTTCATCGTGAACGACCTCGCCAGCACGACTATGTTCGTGGCTGTGGGTGATTCCGCTCCGGCTGACGACGCTGGTTCAATCGACCTTGCCGCCGGTGGGTCCGTGTACTTGCACAGTGTGGTCCCGAGTCGGGTGTGGTTGAAGCGGTCCGGGGCGAGCAGTTGCACCGCGAGGTACATCACGTATGTTTGACGTGCAAGAGAACAAAGACGGTTCCGTCGACGTCCTCAACGTCCCGGTCTTCAAGGCCCACCACGACCGCAAGTATGTTTGTGACGAGGTCTGGTTGGACCGCTGCGTCGCTGACTTCCTCCACCAGAAACTCGACTCGATCGAAGCCGCCAACGGCAACGCCAGATACGCGATGCTTCCGAGCGTCACGATCGGGCACACCCCGGAGTCGCCGGACGCCCCCGAGCCTCCCCGCGTCGGTTTCGTCGACAACCTCCGTCGCATCGGCAAGGTCCTGTACGCTGACTTCGTCAACATCAGCCGTCACGCATGGGACCAAATCAAACGTGGTGACTTTCCGTATCGGTCTGCAGAAGTGATCCCCTCAAAGCATCGTCTCACCAACGTGAGCCTGCTCGGAGGACGGTACCCGCACTTCTCGCTTCCCGTCATGCGTTTCAAGCAGAACGGAGCGGAGATCGCCCGTTACGTTTACACCGAGGACTGTGACGACATGATGGACCCCCAGACGCTGGCGCAGCAGATCGCTCCGCTCGTGGCGCAGATCCTCGCAGAGGGTCAGGCGAACGCGACCCAGAACGACATGGCTTCTTCCGGCATGGATACCATGGAGGGCGGGGGCGGGATGGCTTCCCCCAGTGGGATGGACACCGACCCGACCGACGGTGGTGCTGAGGAGGAAGGTTCGGACCCCGAGAAGAAGGGTGACGGGACGACCACTTACCGCCAGACCCGCAAGCGGCTCCGGTATGAGATGGAACACACGAACAAGGGAGCGGACCACGGCAGCGACCGGTTCACTCCTCCGACTGACGCCGAAAGCGTCGACTTCAGCACCGAGGAACAAGGCGTGAGCAAGACCACCACGAAGAACTCGAATCCCTCCCCGGTCTCGCGGTACGAGCAGGAGAACTCTGCTCTCCGTTCGCAGATCGACGAACTCCGCGGCAGTCTTGCCGAACTCCAGCGGCACAACGCCCGCGAGGCTCAGGCCGCTAAGCGGATGATGCTCACGGCCAAGTGCCGGGAGATCGCCTCGCTCGGGTACGCGATCGGCGACCGCGACCAGATCGATCGCCACGTCAACCGCATGATGACCATGCGTTCGGAGGAAGTCCGCGACTACGTCGAGGACGTCCTCAAGCGTTCGCCCAAGGTCGAGATGACCGCTCGTCACGGCATCAGTGACTACATCGAGCGTCCCGGTCGTGCCGGTAGCGAAAACGAACGCTACGTCGCTGATAACACCGATCAGGTCCAGCGTCTCGGCCTCGACCGCACCATCCTCGACCTCTCCGACGTCCTCAGCGGCTGATACAGAAGGAATCTGAACCATGGCAAACCTGACCGCCAACGCCAACGTCACTGGCCGTCTCGACGGACGCACCGCCGAACTCATCATCGCTTCCAGCAACACCATTTACGAGGGTGCCCTCGTCGCGGTAAACGCGAGCGGACTCGCCATCGCCAGTCCCACCGACACCGCTAACTTCCGTTTCATGGGAGTATGCATCAAGGGGGGAGTCGGGGACGGCAGCACCGTCACCTGCGTCGTGGAACGCCGCGGAACCCGGGTGTTCCCTAAGGCTTCCGCCGCGGTCTCGGACACTGGCAAACTCGCCTTCGTCGTGGCTGGTGACAACAACGCCGTTGGTCTCTCGGTTCCCCTCACCAACGCCAAGTATTGTGTCGGTCGCATCGTGGCGGTCGACACCACCAACAACACCGTCGAGGTCGACCTCGAGGACCGCGTCGACGCCTGAACCTTCGAGAGGTCTGAACACCCATGCCCATCCTGACCCGCAACCGGCAGATCACTCGTAAGGAAGTTCGCGGCCTCTTCGCGAAGTCCTTCATCACGCAGTCGCGTGACGTGCTGTACCCGCTCTTCACCGAGACCGTCGACACGTACTCCGAGAAGGAGTTCTTCGCGACCCTCGGTACGGTGCCGCAGGTTCAGCAGATCACGGACGAGATGGAAGTCCCGTTCAGCGAGTTGAACGAGTACACGTTCGACTTCACGAACAAACTCTACAAGAGCCTGATTCGGCTCAAGCGGAGCCTCGTGGACTTCGACCAGACTGGCCAGAGCCGGACCCTGCTCCACTCGATGGCCGGTCGCGTCGTGAACTTCCCGGACAAGTTGGCTATGACCCGACTCCGGAACGGTTCGTCCTCGAAGTGCATCACCGGTTCGAACTTCTTCGCCACCGACCACGTCCTCGGCACTCAGTCCGCCCAGTCGAACCTGATCACTGGTCAGACTGCCACCAATTCGTGGACTTCGACCACTGTTCGGGCCGACACTGCTGAGAAGTTGATCATCGACCTCGACCGGGCCCTCGTCCAGATGCTCGCGTGGAAGGACGATCAGGGTGAGCCGTTCTACCAGAAGATTCGCCCCGAGGACCTCGTCGTCGTCTGCTCGCCCCTCCTTTACAGCACGATGAAGTTGGCCCTTTCGGCCAAGTTCATCAAGCAGACGGACAACGTCTACGAGGGTTTCGTCGGCGGGGTGTACTCGTCCAACTACCTGCCGGTCTCTGGTGCGGAAGCCGCGGACTGGTATCTCATGAACGTCGGCCATGTCAACCGGCCCCTCGTGTACAGCCGGTTCCGCATGCGGACCGACGCCGAGATGCAGGACTCGCTCTCGCAGTTCCAGAGCACCGGCTCGCCGTTCAACATCACGATGGAGGACCTCCGCAACCTGTCCTCCGTCGAGATCCTGACCAACCTCGGCGAGCGTGGCGGCATGAACGCCGATTCGCACGTGATCCTGCACGAGGAGTTCCTCATGGCCGCCCGGTGGCGCGGTGAGGTCTCCTACGGCATCCCGTGGACGGCGATGAAGGTCGACAACGCCGCCACTTGATCCTGACCGGCAGTAACCACACGAGGGCCCCGTCAGAAACGGCGGGGCCCTCGTCGTATTCGGAAACGCAATGCCTTACGTCTACGCTGACAAGGCCGAGATCCTCAAGCGTTTCGACGCCCGCGTCATCGTTCAACTGACGAACGACGACGAGCAGGTCGACCCGAACGACTTGAACAGCATCAACGAGTCGGTGCTGCAGACCGCCGAGAACGACGCGGCCCAGACCGTGGACAACTTCTTGCGGTACGTCTACGAGGTCCCGCTCGTGGGCGGGTTCCTGACTTCCGAAATCAAGGGCATAACCGCCGCCTTGACTTGGTGCATGCTCTGGGAGCGTCGCGGCGAAGAATCCGAGCAGGTCACGAACTTGAGGAAGCGGATGTTCGAGCGGCTCGAGGCGATGGGCAAGCAGGACGCCGCCGAGGTCCGGGGTGCCCGCTCGAGCCAGTCCATGGCCGTCCGGTCGAAGAAGGGCAAGGCCGCTACCATGTTCGACGCCTGCGGGTACTTCGACGGCTTGAGGATCGCAGGCACTCGAGTCCTTCCGTCCGATCAGGAGAACCGCGGAGTGTGACGGGAGCCACGGGAAGGTATCTCCGAGGTCGCGGTGGCCTCCGGGGGGCCTTCCAGTCCTCCCTCCCGGAGAGGCGTCTCGGAGGTACCTTCCCGTGGCTGTCGTGATCATGGTCGACTTGCAGCGGGCCCTCGGGGTTGAACCCCTCAGGAGGGTCAAGAAGCAGATATCCATCTTGTTGATGGAGCAGACCATCGACCGGATCGAGAGTTCCGGCGACGACGAGATCCTGTTCAAGAAACTTCCCCGCGACCGACCGAACGGCAGTCGGTCCCGGCCCCTCTACGACACCGGGTCCCACCTGCTGGACTCGATCACTCATGGGATAGACGCGGACGGCCCGTGGGTCGGGACCACGTGGGAGGGTGCTAAGGTCCACCAGTTTGGCACCGTCGGGGCGGACGCCGACGGAGTCGGTCAGGGTACGCTGCCCACGATCGTTCCCAAACGGGCCAAGGCCCTTTTCATTCCGCTGACCACCCGAGCACAGAAGTCAGTCAGGGTCAAGAGCGGTCCGAAGATCGTTCGACAGGGCACCAAGAAGAAAAAGGGTAAGGTCATGAACTTCGACCTCACCCCGGGCGTTGATTTCATCTTCTTGAAGAAGGCCGACATACCACCCAGACCGTTCCTTCGCGTTTCTCGTAATAATGCTGAAGAGATCGCGGACCTGTTCAAAGGAGAACCTTGAATGTCTTTTGTCGCCGGTCATTACAGCGCAACTTGGAACGGCACCAGCATCGGCACGACCGAGCGGGGTTTTCGCCTCCAGATGAACAACCACCATGAGACGGTCATGATCGACGACCATGGTGACGCGATGCGTGACGCGATCCAACGGGGCGTGGACTACCGTCTCACCCTTGAATACGTTGAGTACGACCTGATCAAACCAGTGGTCGCGAGTCAGGCCGGTACCTTCGGCACGATGTCGAAGGTCGGGTACACGCTCGCCGCCTTGTCGAAACAACTGGTCCTTACCGCCACCGCGGGTACCAGTGCGGCCCTCGCCGGTAACATCGCCACCTTGACTGCCCCGAGGGCCATCATCCTGTCGGACACCGAGATTCTCCTTGCGAACAACCTTCGCAAGGGCCCGCTCACGTTCCTGCTCCTGCCGGACGCTAGCGGGGTTCACTTCACCGTCACCTGAGGACTGTAATGGGCATCAAGTTGAAAGACGTCTCGACTCCGATGATGGAAGTCGAGATGCCGGATGGTACCGTTCGCCGGTACGATCCGTTCGCCGTCATCCGGTCGCTGTCGCCTCACATCGAGGGCGACGTCAAGTACCCGGTTCTCATCGCCGCCGCTCGGAAGTCGTTTGACCTCCCTGAGGCGATCACCGACTACCAGACCCTCTTCCTGATCCGTGAGTTGACCAAGTTCGTGGAAGAGAGCGGTGCCATAAAGGGGCTTATGCCAACTCCGCAGAGTTGATCGCCTTCTACGGCATTCAACCTTCGGAGTTGGCTGCTCTCGCTGACGAAGAGGTCCGCGGACTCGTAGAGAACATGCCTAGGATCAACGCTAGGCGTCGCCTCGAGTTCGTTTGCGACGTCATGGCTGCGATGCCTAGCGACGCCAAGGGGGTCAGTCATTACCTGACTCAACTGATCAAGATGGCGTTTGACGGCGACGAGCAGGCACAGGCCATCGCGATCGAGTCAGTGACGAGGTTCTAATGGCGATCAACTACACCACCACCTTCACCCGGCTCGGTACGTTCATCAACGAGATCAATAACGCGGTCTCCCGGCAGTCGAGCCAGTTGCTGGGGTCTGGCGTCGGTGCTGACAACATCTTGGACGAGTTCAACGACCGGCGAGAGTGGGTCACTTCGGTGCTGCCCACGTTTCAGAACGCCGCGGGTAGCCTGAGGTCCTTGGCCTCGAGTCTGACGAGTCAGGCGACCACTTACCTCGGCAACGAGTTGCAAAACGAGTTGAACGCTCCGAGTCCGAGTGCCGGTTCCATCATCCCACTGCTCATCGATCGCATGGGCGCGGACTCGCAGACCGTCAACACCAACACTTGCACGGTCTCCTCCACTGCAGGCACGAACGTCGGCAACGGTTCCTTACATGTTTCCGCGTTGAGGTCGAACGGCGTCGCCAGTCAGGGTCTCATTCCTGAGGCGGTCAGAGTCTCGTGCGTCCAATCGGTAGTGAGCAACGGGTCGGAACAGTTCGAGATCGTCGGTCGATTCAAGACCCAATCGGTGGATGGAGTGAACGACCCCGGCAGTGGCCCCGGCCCCAGTTTGCGGTCCGCGGTAAGTGCTTCCATTCTCACTAACGGCGAACTGTCCACGTACACGGTGACGAACGTTCCCGACGGTTGGACGGTGGCTGCGGGCACCGCCGGTACCAATGTGTTCTCCACCACTGCGGCCTTGCATGCCTTCTCCAATAGCCTTGAACTCAAGTCCTCCGGCGTGTCCACCATCCGCCTGACCCAGACTCCGGTCATGGCGAACCGGAAGGTGTATTTCCTCAGCGTGTGGGTGAAGAGGTCTGGCGGTGTCTGGACCGCCGGTTCCACCTTCACGGTGAAGGTCGGCGGCACCGGTTGGTCGGTGAACGCAGTCAGCGTTGACCCCAACACGCTTTCCTCTTCCGACTTCCTGTCGTACACTGCGTTCTTGGCGACGCCCGAAAACGTCCCGTCTGACGTGAAGGTCACGATCGAGTGGACTAGTGCCACTGGCAACGTGGGTAAGTCGATCTACGTGAGTGGTTGTTTCCTCTCGGTACCGGCGACTCACGCCAACGTAAACTACGCGGTCACTAGGGGGTCCACGGCTTACGCGATCGGCGACTCGTTCACGTGTACCACGACCAACTCGAGGGACGGTAAGTTTCAAGACTTCTTCACTCGGTACCTAGGGTACCAGTTGCCGTCTTCTGGGTCCCCGACGATCTCTGACACCTTGGTGGCTTGATGGCAGGAGTAAAGGACCATCCCAACCTCGTCCTCGACTTCGTGGTCAACAAGATCATCGAAGGCTTGCCCGAGCGGTTCTCGAGGAACAACTGTCGGGCTGTCGCGGTTCCGATGGTCGTGCCCCAGAACTCCTTCAAGTACGTGCAGGTGTACTACAACGGGTCGAGTTTTGAAATGGGCGAGGGGGACGCCAACCTCGTGAGGCGGATGACCTTCGGGGTCAGGCTCTACTCGAAACTGGCCTCGCACGAGTTGAACCAAGTCGAAGAGACCACTCGCGAGATCATCAACATGGCGTACGACGTCTCCCGCGTCGTGCACGGCCTGTACGACATCGTGGAGGCACCGCTCGATGAGGCCGCGATCTTGGAGAACGAGAGCCCGATCCGTGGTGCGGAAGTGGACGGTTCCTACTTGATGTATCTGGACCAATCGTACCGTTGCCATTTGCATGCCACTTGGCCGGAGGTGAAGAGTGGCTACTGACGACATCAAGGTAGGCTTGAAGGTGGTGTTGGACGAGGCTTCCGT